TATTCAGCGTCTGACACAGCCACAGAAATGAAAAATACCACCGATTCCCTGGTCAAGCTCCACGGACTACACATCCCCGAAGAGAAAACCACGGTCAATATCCAGATCAACGGCACCAAGCAGTTAGAACGCATGACGGATGAAGACCTGCTAAAGATCGCAGGTAAAGACGCGTCTTATTTAACCCCAACGAGTAATTAATCATGGCTAAGACTCCTGTTAAGAAAAAACCACGCCCCGCGATCAGTGCACCGATGTCCGACAAGCGTGCTAAAGAGGCTATCGCTGCATTAAAGCTGCAAGCTAAATCTAAAGCGAAACCAACCAAGAAAGCAAAACCAACCAAGAAAAAGGCGTACTGATGGATTGTTGGACGTGCAAAACACCGCTTCTCTGGGGCGGTGACCACGACTTAGAAGAAGATGAGTGTGAGGAATTTTGCATGGTCTCCAATTTCTGTTGCCCGAACTGCGAAGCGCATGTCGAGTTTTATGTACCGCGAGACGGGCACACGGATTTCGACTCGTGCATCGACCCCCACCCACTCAATTTAGGTTGACACTTGGAAAAAATAGAATGCATACGATGCAAAGCTAGCCACCCCGAGACATTGTACTCGGGCGATGACGGCATCTGTGTCTATTGCAAAGCGGACGCAACAGAGGCTCATATAGAAGCTACTGTTAAAGCGCCAGAGGAAGCTGAAAAAGACCGCAGTGTCGAAGAGAAGGCGCGCGCGGAACTTGCTCTACGGTTCCTGACCCGCAAACGATTGTTACCTTTTGTTGAGCGGTTTAACCCTGACTACCAAGCCGGATGGGTCCATAAAGATATATGTCAGCGACTTGAGCAATTCTCCCAAGACGTAGCCGATAAGAAGTCACCTCGACTCATGCTCTTCATGCCACCGCGACACGGTAAGAGCACACTCGCCTCCATAGGCTTTCCGGCGTGGCACTTGGGTAGACACCCAGAACATGAATTTATTAGTTGTAGTTACTCCGGCTCCCTAGCCATGGCGTTCTCAAGAAAGGTCCGTGGACTACTTCGTGAAGAGGGCTACAAGTCTGCCTTTAAAACGCGCCTTGATGCGAACAGCCAGTCAGCCGAAGCGTGGCTCACGACAGCCGGTGGTGGTTACGTGGCCGCAGGTGTTGGCGGCGGTATCACAGGTAAAGGCGCACACATATTAGTGATCGATGACCCTGTTAAAAACAGAGATGATGCAGAGTCCTCTAACGCCCGCGAGTCCACTAAAGATTGGTACACCTCCACAGCCTATACACGACTCGCGCCTGGTGGTGGCATCCTTATTATTCTTACCCGTTGGCACGATGATGATCTGGCCGGTTGGTTATTGAAAGCAGCCTCCGACAAAGGAGAGCAGTGGGAAGTGGTCAACTACCCTGCGCGCGCGGAAGTTGACGAGCAGTTCAGAAAGCAGGGAGAGCCGCTCCATAAAGAACGCTACAACGAGGACGCCCTAGCTCGTATTGAACGAGCGGTCGGCCCCAGAGACTGGTCAGCACTGTACCAACAGAATCCAGTAGCTGATGACGGTGACTACTTCACCCGAGACATGATTAATTACTACCACCCCGATGACATTGACCACGACCGTATGAAGTTCTATTGCGCGTGGGATTTGGCCATTGGTAAGAACGACAGAAACGACTACACCGTCGGCATTGTTGTAGGCGTAGACCAAGACGATCAGCTGTACATTGTGGATCTAGTACGCGGTCGCTTTAACGGTTTCGAAATCGTAGAGCAGATACTTGATCTGTATGAGATGTGGAAGCCCCAGATGATCGGGATTGAGAAAGGCCACATTGAGATGGCCCTTGGACCGTTTCTTGAGAAACGTATCCGAGAGCGCGGTCTGTACGAAGCGTATATCAAGGACCTTAAAGCGGGAAGACGTGACAAAGAAGCACGCGCACGCGCCATTCAAGGCCGGATGCAACAAGGCATGGTCTTTGTCCCTAAAGACGAGGACTTCTCGGGTCCATTAGTCGCAGAACTATTACGCTTCCCCAACGGAGTCCATGACGACCAAGTCGATGCGCTCGCGTGGATCGGTTTAATGATGAGCGAATTCGCAGTACATATTGAGCAGTACGAACATATACCTACGTGGCGCGACCGCCTCCCAAGCCTTCTATCCAAGGGCAACAAACCTAAATCTGCAATGGGCGCATGACAATGATTAAACAAGCAAAGCTATCACCTGCAAAAGAAGAAGAGATAACGCGCACCCAATGGGAGCGGTATACACGCGCACGCGACCATGGCCATTTAGAATATGTTGAGATGGCGAAAACGTGTGACGCATATTATCAGGGCGATCAATGGGATGCTGCGACAGCGGCAGAGCTAGAGGCAGAAGGCCGCCCCGCCCTAACGATTAATACTATATTGCCCACGGTCAACACTATTATGGGCGAGCAGTCTCAACGCCGTGCAGATATCCAATTCAAACCGCGTCGAGCAGGGTCAGAGGAAGTCGCACACACTCTGACAAAACTGTACTTGCAGATTGCTGATAACAACAAATTAGACTGGGTTGAGCAGCAAGTGTTCTCGGACGGTTTAATAATGGACGGTAGGGGCTATTTTGACGTGCGTATGGACTTTACTGACCACGTTGAAGGCGAAGTAAGGATAACGTCCAAAGACCCGTTAGACATCATTATAGACCCAGATGCGAAAGAAGCTGATCCGAAGACGTGGGACGAAGTGTTTGAATCGAAATGGATGACACTTGGATCAATCGAAGAAACCTACGGAAAAGACAAAGCGGATCGACTATTAGAGATTGCTGAGAACGGCATGTGCTACGGCGCTGATTCTGTTGAATATGAAGAGACACGCTTTGGTGACGATGATGCTATGCAGATGGGCACGTTCGAAACGGTAATGGGTGACGACGAATATCGACAAGTCAAATGTCTCCGCGTTATAGAACGACAACACAAAAAGATAGCAAGAGCGATGTTCTTCGTAGACCCCGATACAGGCGATCAGAGACAGTCACCTGACGAGTGGAATGAAGCGAAGTCCAGAAAGTTTGCCAAGAAGTGGAACCTTACCCTAGTCAAGAAGGTCATTAAAAAAGTCCGATGGACAGTAACGTGTGACCAAGTCGTGCTCCACGATGCGTGGTCTCCTTATAACGATTTTACTATCGTACCCTTCTTCTGTTATTTCCGACGAGGGAACCCCTTCGGCATTATCCGTAACTTGTTATCGCCACAAGAACAGCTTAATAAGATCGCGTCTCAAGAACTCCACATTGTCAACAGTACAGCTAACAGTGGATGGATCGTAGAAACTGGCGCGCTCGTTGGGATGACAGCAGATGACTTATCCGAGCACGGTGCAGAAACAGGACTAGTCCTAGAGCATGCTCGTGGAACTAAAGAACCAACGAAGATCCAACCGAATCAGATCCCTACTGGGTTAGATAGAATCGCGCAGAAAGCCGCACAGAATATCAAGACGATATCAGGTATTAATGACTCTATGCTTGGTACAGATAGCGCAGAAGTATCGGGTATCGCGATCCAAGCAAAGCAGAACCGTGGTGCGATCATGATCCAAGTACCTTTGGATAACCTGCGTAAGTCTCGACAGTACCTTGCAGAGAAAATTCTTAACCTTGTACAGACGTTTTATACAGAAGAGCGCGTCATAAAAGTCACTAACGAGGAAGACCCACTAGAGCCTCGTGAAGACATGATCGTTAATGAAACGACAGCGGCGGGAGAGGTCATAAACAACCTTACCCTTGGTGAGTATGACGTGATTGTCGGTACAGCTCCCGCGCGCGATAGCTTCGATGAGATCCAATTTGCCGAGGCAGTCAACCTTCGCACAGCCGGAGTAGCTATACCTGACGATGCCATTGTCGGTTATAGCCACCTTGCTAAAAAGGCAGAGCTAGCGAAACGCCTAAGAGTCCGTAATGGAGAAGAGCCACCGACGCCAGAGCAACAAGAAGCTATGGCACAGCAACAGCAGGTGCAAATGCGAATGCTTGAGCTTGAGATCGAGAAGCTAGAAGCGGAAAACAGAAAGATCCAATCAGAAGCCGCCTTAAATATCGCCAAAGTACAAGACTTGGTTGAGGTAGCACCCGCGATTCGTGAACAAGAGATGGCGACTAAGAAGCAGATAAGCGACGACTCGTTAGACCTGCGCCGCGAACTGGGCGACAAGTCTAGTCAGAGCAAGACCGAGGCTCTACAGACAAACTCGGCAACGAAGCTCGCTACCACTGCGTTCTCAGCTACAAAGCAACAGGATCACCAAACACACAATCAACACACTAAACCGCACGATAACCCCAGGAACGATAGGAGTTCTAAATGAGTAATGAAGATATGCAATTCGATGTAATGCCCGGCGCTGACCAACGCGAAGATGACCAGGATACATTAGACCTTAGTTTTGACGAAATCATGGCAGCTAGTACTGAGGAGCAAACAGAGGAAGTAGAGGAAGTAGAAGTACTGGCGGCAAAAGAAGACGAGGACACAAGCGATGAAACTGACAGCGATACAGACACACCAGAAGCAACAGAAGAAAGTACTGAGGACACAGATGATGAGCAAGATGTGGTTGCGGAAGAGCCTGTTCCCGAGCGAAAACAAAATAAAAGCCCGATGGTCCCGAAGGCTCGACTCGATGAAGTCTTGGCTAAACAAAAAGCCTTACAAAAACAACTCGACGACGTAACAGCATCTAACGTTAAGTCAGAAGAAGCTCCTGATGCCTATGATTTTGACTCAAAGGAAGTCGAATATCAGAACATGGTATTAGATGGCGAGACTGATAAAGCCGTCGCCCTACGCCGAGAAATCCGTAAAGCAGAACGTGCGGAACTAGAGTTTGAGATGCGACAAGAGATGTCACAAACAGTAAATGAAAACCATGCGATGACTGCTTTGCAAGAAGCGGCAACCGCGATGGAAGAAGCTTATCCTGTATTTGACAACACGTCCGAGCAGTTTAACGAAGAGTACACCGGCGAGGTTGTAGAGCTTCGAGACGCGTTTATCATGAAAGGTTACGGCGCAGTCGATGCCCTATCAAAGGCTGTTAAGTATGTCGTAAAAGATCGCGAGCTTGATGGAGTCGCTGAGACGGAAACGTCAAGTCTTTTAAAGACCGATGAGCTATTAAAAAAGAGAGCCACGGTTAGCGCAAAGCTTAAGGCAGCAGAGTCTCAACCCCCCGAACTTCCTGGCGAAAGCGCGGCACGGGCCGGAGAGCATGGCCAAAAAGTCTCGGATATGACAGAAGATGAATTCAACGCGCTTCCGCAAAAAACACTCGCACGACTAAGAGGAGATATACTCTAATGGCCAAAGATCCACGACTAACCCGAGCAGGAGTTTCGGGTTTTAACAAGCCGAAAGGAACGCCTAGCCACGCCACGAAGTCCCACATTGTCGTGGCGAAAGAAGGCGAGAAGGTCAAGACGATCCGTTTTGGTGAGAAAGGCGCATCCACTGCGGGCAAACCTAAAGCGGGCGAGTCAGACAAAATGAAGGCGAAGCGTAAGAGTTTTAAAGCGCGACACGGTGCGAATATAAAGAAAGGAAAGATGTCTGCGGCATACTGGGCAGACAAAGTGAAATGGTAAAGAAATTAGGATATTAGTGTTGCTATATTATATTAGTGATGCTAATATTCTAAATACGTTACCTCTGCGATAAGAGGTCGGCCCGTAGCCGTTAAAACCGTACCCTCGCCTGTATAGGCGTTAAACCTGCCGAGGTCGACCCTCGTTAATCAACGCTAAGCGTTCTTCTACACGATAGTAGAAAAACGGATTAGCCGCCCCGTAAAGACGGCTACTTATATTAGTAACACTAATGTTGCTAGTTAATTATCCACTTCATAAGGGTTTATAAAATGGCTTTAACTAATTTTGGTATGCTTACAGGCGACCAACTTCAAGCATGGTCTCGCGACTTCTGGAAAGTAGCGCGTAACCAATCTTTCATCAATCAGTTCGCAGGATCTGGCTCAAACGCCATGGTTCAACGTGTTACTGAGTTAACTAAATCTCAAAAAGGCACCAAAGCTAACATCACTTTGCTAGCTGACATGACTGGCGACGGTATCACCGGAGACAGCACGTTAGAAGGTAATGAAGAAGCCTTGCGCGCATTTGATATGTCAATCGAAATCGACCAACTACGATTCGCTAACAGAATCGCAGGTCGAATGGCTGACCAGAAGACTGTTGTAAACTTCCGCGAACAATCTCGTGACACACTGGCATACGCCATTGCTGATCGATGCGACCAGTTAGCATTCTTGACGTTGTCAGGCGTTGACTACACGGTTAAGAACAACGGTAAGGCGAGAGATGTACTAGCTACTGGGCAAAACTTAGGTGATTTGGAATATGCCGGATCGGTAACAGCTCCTTCATCTGATCGTCACATTCGATGGAATTCAGGCTCAAGCGCAATCGCCCAGGGCGATACTTCCGCAATCACAGCGGCTGACAAAATCGGATACAAAGCTATCGTCGAGTTGAAGGCTTACGCTAAAGATAACTACATCCGTGGCATTCGTGGTGCAGGTAACCAAGAAACTTTCCACATGTTTGTAACTCCACAGCAAATGGCAGCTCTGAAACTCGATCCTGACTTCCTATCTAACGTCCGTAATGCCGGTGTACGCGGTAAGGACAACAGCTTGTTCTCAGGCTCTGCTTCCTTGATGGTTGACGGCGTAATGATCCATGAGTTCCGCCACGTCTATAACACTTCTGGAGCCGACGCCGGTTCTAAGTGGGGAGCGGGAGCTGACATCAACGGGGCACGCGCATTGTTCTGTGGCGCTCAAGCTCTAGCACTTGCTGACATTGGTTTACCTGAAATGGTTGAAGATGAGTTCGACTACGGTAACCAAGCAGGTATCTCTATCGGTAAGATTTTCGGACTTCGAAAGCCTACGTTCTACAGCGACGTCAGCGGAAGTGTCCAGGACTTCGGCGTAATCTGCCTCGATACAGCGTACTAAGCTACTACCCCCCTCTTCTCTTCGGAGTTGAGGGGTTTTTTATACCCCCACATAGGAATGAAACATGCACATTATTAGCGAAATTGAGTTGAGAGTTGCCACAAAAACCGGCCACATTGTTCGATTTTATGAAGGTCAGTCAAAGCACTGCTCCGATGAAATAGGCTTACTCGCTCTGCAACTAGGCGCTACACAATATACCGACAGCTACGTACCCCCAGTGGTAGCAGTTGTTGAAGATGTTGAAGAATGTACACCACCATTCCTTGACTGTGGCACCGAAGGTCCTAGTGACCTAATACGTGAAGTAATGATCCAGTTAATAAAAAAAGGATCACCTCAAGATTTTAAGAAAGACGGCACTCCAAAAGGGAATGTTGTAAACAAAATGACGGGCCGCATGACGACCTTAGAAGAACGAGACATCGCTTGGGAGCAAGCCCTAAACAGCTAATATAAGAGGCGAATCAAATGGCTACAACAGTACAAAGTATCATCGATAGAGTCCAAACTACTCTCCAAGACACTACGGGAATAAGATGGCCCGTTGAGAATGAGTTAGTGCTCTGGGTGAACGATGCACAGCGCGAAGTCGCTTTGTTGAAGCCTGATGCGTCCGCCCAAAACGAAACAGTGACTTTGGTAGCCGGAACAAAACAGTCTATCCCGAATTCGGGAAATAGATTACTACGAGTCGTGCGAAACATGAGCGCGGCAACCGGCGGAAACGGTCTGCGCGCTATCCGTATCGTGGACCGTGAAGTGCTAGATTCAATGTCTCCAGATTGGCACGACCCGTCTGTTACATATGATGCGGCACACGGTACTTCTGTTAAGCACTACATTTACGATGACCAGAATCCCCGAAACTTTTATGTCTACCCTGGCATTGTTGGCAGTAACGCGCACGTCGAGATTATTTACTCTGCGAACCCCACAGGTGTTACTAAAACAGACGTAATCTCTATTCCTGACATTTACGCAAACTGCTTAATGAACTACGTCCTTTACATGTGCTACATGAAAGACAGCGAACACGCAGGTTCTCAACAGCGAGCACAGTCACACTTTAACCTCTTCCAGACCTCTGTCACGGGCAAAGGAGCGGTCGACACTATTACTACGCCAAACGGCAAGATGGAACGTGGCGCAGACGCGCAATATCCAGGGCCTCGATAAACGCCAGTAGATAGTAATTTAGCGGAGAAGTTTTAATGGCTATTAATGATATTACCCTTATAGACGGCGTGTTTTCGGATCTCCCTACTACGGGGTCTGAAAAGACTATCGGTTGGGGCGCAAGCATCGCTGTAGCCCGTGGCGGAGACATGATTACCTCATGGGAGGGTATTCACCCAGGCACCACTGGCAAGCTCATTACTAAGACTCACAGTCCCGGCTCCGGCGGGTTTTATGCTGATAACGGCGAAATCGACACTACGGGTTGGTTAGCAGTAAATACCGATAAGTATGTTGTAAAGCACGACGAGGCAGGCACCCGTCTTTTTGTACTAATACAGCCTATGGAAATAGCCGCTTTCTACCCAGGGGTAGGCGTTTGGCCTACACATAATGAGGAGACCGCCAATAGCACCGCGCAGGGTCGGATACGAGAGTACTCTCGAAACGCTAACGATGACGGTTGGGATTATGTAGGCAACTTCAACGCGATTTTAGGCGCCGGCGCTGTCATTCTTAATGATATAGATGTGAGCAACGACGGCAACGTTCTCGCAGTGGCCAATCTCAATTATTACATTAATAGCAGCCCGTTGAAAGTCTGCGAGGTAAAACTCATAGTACTTGAGCGTGCCTCATCTTCGGCACCGTGGACTACGACATTGACCGCCTCTCAGGGTAGGGGAACAGACGTAAACCTTGTGGACACGCACCACGCATCGAATGTCGCGATGTCGGGCGACGGCAATACTTTTTACATGACGCTTCCAAGGGTGAGCGTTTACGAAGCAGGCCAGTTTGATCTTTCTGATATGGCACCCGATGCGTTCGATGGCTCTGCTACCGGAACTGCGGAAGTTTGGGCACGTCCTTCACGCGCAGGCACTATTACTCTACAACCAATCCAAGACCTTAACGGTGGCAATTCGCGCCACTACCTCGGAACTATTGCCACGAACTATACGGGCGATCAAGCCCTAGTGGGAACTCAGCACCCCAGTTTTGTAAACGCGGGCGACTACTACCAAGCCCTGCCCGCTGACCCTCTTTTTTGGGAGCATAACTCGACCAACGCGTTATCCCAAATAAGGTTTAACGACGATTATTTTCCCTTACTCGAAGGCGAGGACATTACGGACGCCACAGACGGTGTAACCTACCCTGGCAAACAGGCGTACAGTCAGCTATCCAATAAACTGGGCAGAAGCGGCGCTAATAATGGTCAAGCCGTAGCGATGTCGGACGACGGCAAAATTATGGCGCTGTACCAGTCCGACTCCGACGGAAGCGTAC